TGAAGCCGAGGAATGAACGAGCGAGAAGGCGATTTTAGAAGCCGAAAGTTTATTTGAAATCACATATAAAGATGCTGTGAGTATGCAATATAGCATGGATCTGGAAGAGGCGGAATTGGCAGATAGGTTTTTTACAAGAGTGCGAGATAATATAGACGATTTCTGGGAGCCCGAATACATGGCCGCTATGGATGATCCAGAAACTGAAGAGAATATTAAGTCATTAGCGGTGGATCTATGGAAGCAATGGAAGGAGTATGATTTAGATGAATAAATATTATTCTTACTTTCATGATTGTTCATCATTAGAAGAAGCCAGGCGGGTTTATATCCGCCTGGCGAAAACAGCCCACCCAGACGCTGGCGGTAGCACTGAGGATATGCAAGACTTGCAAGAAGCCTATGAAATGTATAAAAGTAAGAATAACGTAAAAATGGAAAAAGAGGATTTTACGATTGATTCCATTATCAATGATATTCTTTCCATGAACATTTCATGCGAGTTAGTAGGTTCTTGGATATGGCTTTTCAATGAAAATACGTATCAAAATAAGGAAAAACTAAAATCAATGGGTTTTCGGTTTTCTGGCGGTAAAAAGCGGTGGTACTGGACACCGAACCCGCGCCATGTACGGGGCGGAAGCAAGTTAGCAATGGATGAAATACGTATGAAATATGGAGCAACTATTTATAAGAATAGGACTATTCAAATTGAGGAGGATTAACCATGACACGCAAAGAAACACTTGATTATATCAATAATATGGACATTACAGAATTATTGAAATATGATTTACGTAAATACACAAATCGTCTGTTTAATGAATATTTTGTAACATACGATTTAATTCGGGAAGGGCATTACTATAATGCTCACGTTGATTTAGTAAGGGAATGCTATATTGAATATTCTACTTACTTATATGCATTATGTAGGGCCAATGTAATTTCAAAAATTGATTTTTATGAACTGGAAAATTCTGCATATAATGTTTTTGAACTCCTACAGACTGAAAAATATTGATGCATCCCCGCCTAGCGGGGGTTTTTTCTTATAAAAGTTTTCAAAAACCTATTGACAGGTAAACAAATATCTGCTATAATATAGTCAAGATAAAGGAAGCCAGCGCTGTGAAGCGATTAGCATCCGATATCATATAAGCTGGGCGAAAGCTAAAAGCGCGGAAAGGGTTTAGCATGTATAAGGAGAGTATCAAATGGATGTTTTATCATTGGTTAAGAGTCAAGAGATTTAAGCCAAAAACAAAAAGAAGCATCGAAAAGATAGCTGATAGGCTATCTACAGCACATTTTATATTGACAAACACAAAAATTGATGATCCAGTGATGGAACAGAGGTTAATTGAAAACTATAGGGGTTATGTTCTTGCATTGTATCAGGCGGATATTATAACGCCAGAAGTTTACGAGGAATTGAACGATTTAATAGAAAAAGATGAAGAGATGGGTTCCTGTTGAGGGGCCTATTTCTTTATCCCGATTCTTTACTACACTAATGCAATAGAGCGTTTTTAGAATATTACTTCTTTTTCTATACCTATTTACATTCTAATATATTTGTGATATCATATAGACATCATAAAGGAGGTGAAGGAAATGGGTTTTATAGAAGTTGTGTTTACCACAAAATATGGGAATTTCATAATGCGCTTTTATAAGAAAGGAATGTTTTCTGATTTGTCCGTAGGAGACGTAATGAATATTGTTATAAAAACTTATAACGATGAAAAAGATTATATTTATATATCACCTGTCAACGGAAATAGTATGTTTATTAAGAAGAAATTTATAGTTGGTTTTTATGCACATGAAGATAATTCATAAAATTAAAGGAGGTGAGGGAAGATGAAGAATGAAAATATTGATATTTTAAACAATATGAGTCTGAGCATTTCTCAAAAGAGCGCTATTATTGGCGAAATGATCAGAATTTTGGTATATAAAGATTATTTTTATGAAATGGGTATATATTCTGGCTATGTTAATTTATTGTTTATTTTGGATTATATATCCGCTGAAGACGCAAACAGTCTAATGAAAGAGATTGATCCATAATATACATACAAATAAGTATAACATACCTCAAAGCGTGTCTGAATTGTGTGACAATTCTAAAAACTTCAAAATCGTGGTCAAAATCGGCCTTGAAAAATTTTTTCAATTTTGAATATTATTTTTTCAGTCATTTTAGACAGGTAGAAATCATACAATTTAATATTGTTTATTTTAAGCATTTTCAAAGAAAGGATGGGTATTTATGAGAAAAGTTTTCTCCCTATCGTTAAACGATGAGAAAGATAGGGATATCGTGGAATTTTTAGATTCACTAGATAAGGGTTATCGAACAATGTACCTTAAAATTGCTATTAGAACATACATGAAAGTTATGGATTCTGAAATGGAGGAAATTGAAAATGAAATGTCCGAATTGTCATGAGAAAGCAAACGTTGTGAAGGTGGTTCATCGCGAGAACGGCGATATAATCCGGTGTTTGAAATGCCGGCATTGTGGAATGATAATGTACACTGAAGAGGTTTATGACGCGAAGAAGCAGCTACCACTAAAAAGCGAACTAAATCAGATTTCTTACAAGAATCTGGAAAAGGCAATATTAAAAAGGAATGGAGTGAAAACTGATGATTGATATATGTGAACCGTTTGTGCAGGACGTTGAGGCCGGTAAGGCAAAGAAGGTAGTCGTTCATGATGGAGAACGTGAATATAATATTTATAAAGTAAAGGATATTGTTAGAATTGACATAAAGAAAGAAGGAGAATAATATGCTGAGTGCTATATATGAAGTTTCATTATGTTTTCTGTTTATTGTGAGCGTCATAGGAATTTTAACGGCCATTATATATGGTATTGGTAAACTATGGCAATTAATCTACTGCATCTATCACGCGAGAAAGGACGATAAGAATGACATTGAGAGATATTTTAAGTATTGAGTTGTCATCACCTGCACGGATTAGAATCGATGCGCAATGTGAGGACTATTACTACTTTTACATTGATATTGATGAAGACAGCAGGGAGGATCCTTTAGAGAGTCTATCGGATGATATATTAGATTCTAATGTAAAAGGAATTGAGCGAATTGTCTGAAAATTATGAAGTCAGGCTCAAAACCTACCTTGAAATATTTTTTCAACTTATAAAAACATTTTTGAACCAATAAAAGAACATTTGTTCCCTTGTATTTTGATCGCGTTTTATGCTATAATTTGAAAATAAGGATGGTCGATAAACCGCATGCTGGAACCACCCCATACATGGGGTATTGCATGCGACCGGGAGTGGTTCACCTGGCGGCCATCTTTTCTATTACTGGGGGGTGTACTTATGGCGAAGAGAATTGATAGAAGGCAACGCTGGAATGAGGACGTATACCGCTTGAAGGAATACGGTATACCGATTAAGAAGACGGGTAAAAACTCATGGAGTGTGGATTTAAGAAAGAACCTGTCAAAATTATTCGAATTGGATTTAAGGGATCCAGCTGTAAAGCGGGGCTTAAACGCGCTGAGGAATAAGCAGTTGGAAAGCATGGGAGCCGCGAGAAGAAGACTTCAAAAGGTATTAGAGAAAGAATCTCTTTCTGAACGAGAAACAAAGGAGATTAAGGGAAGAATCCGGGATATTCGCCAGACCGAGGAAATGTTAAAAGCGAACAGACGTTCTGGAAAACAGATGGCTTTGGATTTACAAGACGCGTTACAAGAGCGTATGAAGCCTGTCGGTATTAAGGGAATGCGAAGAGAAGCAGTTTCAAGAGCTTACAATATATTTGCTTCTGGAGTTTTCACAGATAAGATTGATATGAAAACATTCAATCAGATTAGAGAGCTGGCGGAAAGGTTTGGTTTTAACGTGGTTGATGATTTATTTTCTGCAATGGACGCCTTAAGAAGAGCCAAGTATAATCGCCCTTCAGATCAAGTAGTAGAGGATTATTTTAGAGAATTGTCCGGACAAGTTCGAGATTTTATTCGGGAAGGGAAGATTCCTGAAGCGGATAAGGAATCGGGTGAAGCCTTGATTAAGTTGATTGATGATCTATTATCCGCGCCATTCTTTCAATAGGAGATGAAATAAATGGGGAAGCTGGAATATAATCCGAATATCTATGTAACAGACATAGAGACAACGGATATAGAAGAAGGTGCCGTGCTTTATTTAGGAAGCATGGCTTCTATTAATTTATCAGATAATTTCAAAAATATCAACTATTCAAACATTGAAGAGAAAGCGCGGTTTCATGGGTTTTATAGAACATATAATGAACTTGATGAAATGCTGATAGATATAAATAATAGTGGTTATAAAACAGTCATTTTTATTCATAACCTGGCTTATGAATGGACATTCTTCTATAAAAATTCTGTCTTTTGTCATACTACATATGATGATGATAATTCATTATATACAGAACCGAATAAGCCTTTGAAGATAGCTTGCGGAAATATTGAGTTTAGAGACTCTGCTAGGCTATTGAATGCGTCCTTGAGAGCGTTAGGGGAAAGGCTTGGCTATAAGAAGCTTGACATTGACTATTCAGAGAAATACTTTTGGTTTTCGGAATTGCCTGAAGTGGAATATGAATATAATAGAAGAGATTGCTTTTTAACGCTTTTAGCGATTGTTTCAGAGTATAAGAAATATGACTGGATCTGTTCTTTAGAGGATGCTTTAAGTGTGTATACATATACGTCATTCACAAGAAAGAATAACTTAAAAGAAGAAACAATTAATAAAAAGGTATTTTTAAAAAGCGGAAAGCAGAGAAAAGAATCTTCATTGAGCAAGCTATATTTAGCGGAATGTAGAAGAGAACTTCCTGATTCTAAAGAAACAGTGGAATGGCTGGAGGATCTTTTTTGCGGTGCTTTCGTAGCGGCTAATCCCTCTTTTGTAGGCGTCCCGGTAAAAGGGTGCATGTCTTTTGATTTTGGGTCCTCTTATCCAGCGTCTACAGTACAACGGGAGTTTCCTTACCATTTTGTGGAATATAATGCAGAATTAAAAGAGACCGTAAGAGACTTGCACGAAAGAAATATAACCTATAATATGAAGTATGGAAAGATTGAGAACGGTCTTTTCAGGAACTGGCGAAGGCCGGTCCAGTACTATTTCATGGCGGAAGTTGTATTGAAAGATGTGAAGATTAAGAAGTTTTACGGGAAAGACGGGAAAAATAAGAAGTCTAATCAGATGGCCTTGATATCAGAATCTAAAACAGACATCATAAAGATGGGATGGGGGGAACGGATTCATTCTCAAACGTTGGTGATCAATGGACGTGTATTTTCTGCAAAGCGTCTGGAATTAAAGGCAACAGCAGTGGATCTGCTTGCTTATTCGCTATTTTACGATTTTGAAATTGAGGATTGCAAACGTTTGTTCGTGGCGAGTCAAATACGAAAGGTTCATGAATACCTTCGCAATACAAATTACGCATACTTAAACCTAAAGGCGAACCTAAAACCGATTCATGCGAAGACAGAAGAAGGGAAGCCTATTGACAGGAAAGAGTTCTATAAGGATGGGAAGCCTATTATGAGTGAGGAAAACATCGAAGTGCTGATGAGTTTACAAGAATCAAATTATGATGAGTTTGCCGAACAGATCCATGAATTATACATGCAATCCAAAGGACACTTAAACGGTCAATATGGTATCAATGTGGAAAAGATATTAAAAGATGATATTCATATGGATTGGGATGACAGGCTGGGCATGATGTACAGTTCTGAAGAGGCGGATTTCAATGACATTAAAAAGAAGGGAATCATGCGCAACTTTATTGTAGGACTTCATATCACGGCGTTCTCTCGTCTTTCACTGGCAATATATACCTATTGTATATTTCAGCATACAAACGCGTATGTGATATATTGGGATACTGACAGTATAAAAGTACATGGTGATGAAGATGGTGTAAGAAAGGTTATGAAACAATGCTATGAATTATTCAGAAGGTTTGTGAAAGGATTAGATGAATGGTATAATATTGGGGCCATGGATGAGGAACCATCCTATGATTGGTTCTGTACATGGGGTGCGAAGAAATATATTGTATTAGAGGGTGATTCCGTAAAGTGTACAATATCCGGTGTGAATAAACGTTCGGGGAGTAAGATGTATACTTATTTCTATCATACATATTGTGATGATAATTTTGAACGATTGTGTAAGATGTATTTCAGACCGAACGTCATTATAGATAGAAACGTAACAAGTAAGTTAGCTTCTATATATGGTAACGCGAGGTTTGACAAGCAGGTATGCGACAAAAATGGTACATTAGGCTGGATCCATGAATATAGCGGGGTACAATTGGCAGGGGCTGATTATACGATTTTAGCGACCAACAGCAAGTTGAATTCAATGTTTCTGTATCAATTATTAAAGTTTCAAAAGGATAGTTGGGTGGACCCCCGTTCCTGTTTTCCAATATGGATCTACAAAACAGATTCAGGATATGGGTTTGAATATCGCGATAAGTTTGAAGTAAAATGCAAGGAGGAAGATGTGGTATGAAATACTACAATTGTAAGAGAGTGTATGACAGTGGGTGCGAGTACAATTTTATCTTTGGAGGACGTTCCAACGGGAAGTCTTATAGCGTGTGTAAGGATGCATTATTTTATGACTGGTATACCAAGGGTATCCAGTTCGGACGCGTGTGCAGATATGAATCCGATATGAAAGCTTCCTTATTGAATGATTGGTTTCCGGGTGGGGTAAAAGACTACATTCAGGATATAACAGGGAATGAAATCATCTACGAGCATGGAAATTGGTTTATTGGGAATGAAACAGTCGGATTTGCTTTCTCGCTATTCAATCAGCACAAATATAAATCATCAAATTTTCCAAAGCTTGATAATTTAGTGTTTGAAGAATTTGTGCCAGCATCCGACCTAGATTATCTCCCGAATGAGATTAACTTGCTTCTATCTCTCGTGTCTACTATATGCCGGCATCGTTCTATCAGGGTATGGTTTATCGGAAATGTCATAAAGAAGCATAATATATATTTTGATTATTTTGGGATTGACGTGGATAAGATGCGCATTCGACCGGGGGATATTCGATATTTGCAGGTACCGGGTTTCACGGATGGAGCAAGGGTTTGTGTCGAATATGCAGAAATGAGCTACGAAGCAGAGCAGGAAATACCGAGAGTCTTGCGCGTAACCCATAATGAAATCGCAACTACTGGCGAATTTGCGGACGATGAGTTTTTAATAGACTTTAGTCAATACAAATTATTATTAAAGAATAAGTATTTGAAGCATGTTATTCTTTTTAGGGTATCACTGGCTGGCAAGATGTATTTTGTTCATTCATTTACAGACGGGAAAAAAACATTCAACGTGGTAACCCACGACGGAACCGGTTCACTATCTTCAAAATACATTTATTATATCAATCCCGAATTTGAAAACATTATCAGCAGAAATGCAGTATCTAAAGATTTCATTCTAACGGCATATAAAGATGCTGTAAGCTTAAAACAACCGACGTTCTACACAGATAACACAATCGCCTATTTCTATGGGATGGATGTATTAGATGCAAGACAGAAGAGGATTCTTCCGCCTAAAACGAACGTGGAGTCTTAAATTATCAGAAAGTTGCAACTTATTTAAAACCTATTTACAACTAGCAAGTTGTATGATATAATGAAGATACCTTTCAAAGGTAATAATATTTAGGAGGATGTAGTATGAACAAAGTGATTTTACAAGGAAGATTAACGGCGGACCCGGACAACAGAACGGGCGCTAACGACACTGTGATTTGTCGATTCACGGTTGCGGTAGACCATTATAACGCGCGGGAGGGCGAGAAGAGCGCGATTTTCGTACCGTGTATCATGTTTGGACAGAGAGCAGACGTGTTCGGTCATTATACTCATAAGGGGGATAGAGTACTAATCGAGGGTAGAATTGACGTTTCCAATTATGAGGACGAAAATGGGAACCGAAGGACATTCACAAACGTTGTTGCGGAGCAATTTGACTTCATTCATAACGCGAAAGTTCCATCTTCAGAAGAAGAGGAAAAGAAGCCAGCGAAAAAATATAATAAAAGGTATTGATATCTATCATAAATCATGCTATAATATAGTTGCACTGTAAATGAACATTTTTTCCTTATGGCAAGCCCCCTTTTGATTCAGTGGGGCTTGCTTTTTTATTGTCAATATGGTAAAATTAACATGAAGGAGGGATGCTGATGGAAGTAATGGATGCTATTATGCAGTCAATTTCAACAATCGGGTTCCCTATTGTTGCGTTTCTTTTGATGTGGCGAGCATTGATGGACGAGAAAGATGCACATAAAGAAGAAATCGCATTGTTAAAGGAGAGCCTTGATAACAACACAAATATCCTTACGAAGCTATATGAAAGAATGGAGGTGCAGTGATGGAGAAAGAAAGCACGTATGCATTGAATGGCGGTATTGGTGATGAAAAGAATGCCATTCTTCAGGTTATGTTTGAACCAAAAGAAATCAGCAGTGGAGATAAGGGTAAGCAGGTTCTGATGCTTCAGTTCATTCTGGATATGCTGGATTATGACTTGGGTCCGGATGGAATTGATGGCGTATACGGTCCTTCCACGCAAGCAGCAGTAGAAGCATTCCAGATCGCTAACAATCTGAAGCTGGACAGGATTTGCGGCGTGGAAACGTGGAATAGTCTTTTAGGGAGTGGTGTATAATGGCTGATTTTGTACCACGTCTCACAGATGATGGGATCCTCAATAACCCGTATTGGTATGCGGATAACGTCTACTACAAAAGCGGCTATGGTATGCCTAACTGCACATGCTACGCGTTAGGTAGATGGTATGAGCTTCAGGGGTCCTCTGAACCATTCAATTTTACCCGATATAACGATGGTAAGGATTGGTATCAGATGGGAATTGAAGCTGGCTATGAGCATGATCCTATGATTCCACGATTGGGCGCTAATGTTTCATGGGACTATGAAGGCGGCGGGCATGTCGCTATTGTGGAGGAAATTGAATACAATGCGGATGGAAGTGTGAACAGCATTGTGACTTCAAATAGTGCTTACAACGGAACGTATTTTTATACCGAACGTTTGTACGCGTCTAACGGGTATATCTGGCGTGCCAATTCCACATTGAATGGGTTCGTGTATCATCCCGATATCGCCTCCGGCCCTGTGCCTAGTCCCGGTATGGGGAAGAAAATGAACTGGATGTATTACTTAAGGCGTTTTTGATAGGTTAAGATGAGGTGTCATAATGGATAAGGATTTATTTAGCAAGTTTGAGCCCTTTGTAAGAGAAGGCTTGAATGATGAGGAACTGGCTCAATTGCAAGCCTTGCGAGAAAGCTTTGACGCGGGAATTAGTGAATATGAGTCGCTGTCAACACAGCTTTCTGACGAGAGAAAAGCAAGAAGGGATCTTCTTTTTAAGGGTAGAACGTCCTTTGAAAAAGAAGAAAAAGAAGTAGATCCTCAAGAAGAGGAACCAAGCAAAGAAGAAACAATCACAATTCAAAATCTATTTGGAAAAAGGAGTGATCTATAATGGCAATGATCCCATCGAGGGACACAACAGTATTGTCCGCCACGTCTACGGATATTCTGAACGCTATCAGAAATACGTTAGGCGGCGGATATGCAACTTCTGTACCGATTGCAGATGGAAGTGATGCAAACCGGCAGAGAATCGGAACAGCAATTATTGGAAACGCGGATATCCGCAATCAGTTCGTCGGTATGCTAAACGCAATCGGACTGACTATCATCAAATCGGCCATCTATTATAATGAGTGGGCGGATGCAAAGCTCGGCACGATGGAATATGGAGAAATTGCAAGGGAAGCATTCGTTGAGATTGTAATGCCTCATCTGTATAACCCGAATGCGGGGGCAGACGAATACTTCGCTTGGGATAAACCCAAGGTGGAAGAGGCGCTTCATTTTATTAACTACAAAACATTCTATAAGATTCCCATCAGCAGGTTCGAGCTGAGGAAGGCATTCTCCTACGCCTCTGGCGTTGAGGATCTTTTGAGCAACCTGATTTCCAGAGCTGAGGTTTCTGAACAGTATGATGAATATCTGGCAATGCGCTACATTGTCGCTCGAAACATTGTAGACGGACATGCCAAAATTAATCATATTGACGTGATCACAAAAGATAACGCGTTGGATGTGGCCGAGGATATTCTTGCGATTTCTGATGATCTGGACTTCATGAGCAGGGATTATAACGCGGCTGGCGTATTGAGAACATTTCCAAAGTCTGAACAATGGGTTATCATGACACCGCGTGCAAAGGCCGTGCAGAATGTCAATGTACTGGCGAATGCCTTTAACCTGAATAAGGTAGAGTGGAGCGGCGTCCAGAAACGGTTCGACCGTCTGGTACCTACTGAAGAGGAATACGAGCGCATGGAGCAGCTATTCCCCGATAAGAATTGGTATCGTCGTTTTACGTCGGATGAGGAAACCTTCCTCAATACGATTTCCATTATGATGATGAGCAAGGACAAGCTCATGGTTCTGGATACTGTGATTGAGTCTGAATCCGCGAATATCGGAGAAACTATGATGCAGTTCTTCTGGTACCATCATCATAAGATTATGAGCGACTCACCGTTTGGCATGCTGATTGCATTCTCGACAGCAGAAATGACGGTAACTGCTGTAACGATTAACCCGGCATCCGTGACTCAGTACAAGAAAGGTCAGTCTTATCAGTTCACCGCAACGGTTACTGGAAGCGTTGGCATTGACAAGAGTGTAACTTGGGAAATTTCCGGAGAGAACAGCCCGAACACGTATATCAATGAGAATGGTCTATTGTATATTGCCCCCGATGAGAACGCGGCTGCCATTACGGTGCGAGCGGTCGCCAATCAGGATGGAACCACCGCGAAGACAGCTTCTGTTACTCTGGCTTAGAGGAGTCTGGATATTTCCGGAGCGATATTGGAAGAAGGGCATTTAATCGTGACATATAACACAAATTCTGAATATCAGCAGATCGATCATTTTGATGTGGAAAACGGACATTTAATAGCATTCTATAAGGAGGGAGAAGAAATGGCAAAAGTTGATCTGGGTCAGGTTGTGGGGCCTCAGGGTCCAGCAGGGGCAAAAGGCGCTACTGGCGCTCAAGGTCCAAAAGGTGACACGGGCGCAAGGGGCGCTGCTGGCGCAACCGGTCCAGCTGGTAAGGATGGTATTAGTCCGACTTTCTCCATTGAGGGTGGTCATCTATATGCGGACTATGATAATCCATACACACCGGAATAATCCAAGCGGGGGGGTCCAGCATAAATGAACGTTCAACCAAAAACTCCAATTGGAGAAGTTAGGTTTCTGCAAGTTCCATTAGACAACTCATATACGGATACTTTGCGTTTCACAGATATGCCCGCGCAATATTCCTATTTTGAGAGTCTGAGTGGAATTACTATCGATGGTTTTACAGAAATTAGGACAGTGGACACGGATACAATCCGTGTTCCTGTCAATTCTGATGAATTGACTCGTTATAATTATATGATGTTCAAAAACGCGAACTACTATGACAAGTGGTGGTTTGCTTTCATAACGGGTTTGGAATATGTATCCCCAAGTATGACGCTTGTGACGTTCGAAATTGACGTTATGCAGTCTTGGCAATTTGAATGGCTTATTAGAGATTGCTTTGTGGAGCGCGAACACACAACCACGGATATTGTGGGGGATGCCATTATTGATGAGGAGCTGGAAACAGGAGATTTTGTATATTCAGACGCGGATGGGGATTGGAATCCGTCCTTGACTGAAATGTCAATTGTTATCGCGTCTTCTTTTACGTTCGATGCGGGGAGCGGTTCATTCGAGGATGCTAAAGGCGGAATGTATTCCAATATCTATTCAGGTCTGCACTACAGTGTTTTCGACACGGATACTGAAGGGATTCTTGCACTCAATAATTTTTTAAACGAAGCTGCGAAACAGAATAAATCTGATGGTATTGCTTCTATATTTATGTGTCCGAAGTTTGTTACTAATACATTTAACGCGGGTAGTGTTTCGGTAAGTAACTTAACCGCGAACCTCCCTTTAACATTGGATGGCTACACGCCAAGATGCTACAAAATGTACACCTTTCCTTATAGCTTTTGGGTAGTCACTAATAATGAGGGGCTAACTGCTGCGCTAAAAGTAGAGTTTTTTGAAAATCAAAAACAGCTCAGGCTTGGTTGCTGGGGAAGTGGTTCTGCTTCTCCTGTTATAACAATGGTCCCTATTGGATATAAGAACCAAGATGTGAATTATCAGGAAAAGATGAATGTAACCAACTATCCGCAATGTGCATATACCATTGATACGTTTAAGGCGTGGACAGCTATGCATGGGGAAGTGTATGAAATCCAGCAACAGCAGAATTTGATATCCGCAATTACAGCGTCAGCTAACACTCTTCTTTCTTTAACAAGTGGAAGTGCATCAGGGGTTCTTGGCGGCGCGTATGGGGTCGCTAGTTCTGTCAACGATGCAAGAACCGCTCTTGCAAGAAAGAAAGCCATAGAGACAAAAGCCGACCAAGTAAGAGGAACCGGTTCAGGCTCTGCAAATATTTCTATGTCAATCAAGGGATTCAATGTTTATCATTATACAGTGTCAAGAGAATATGCAAAAATCATTGATGACTTCCTATGGGCATACGGGTACACAGTGAATGAGATTAAAACACCGAATCTTGATAGCAGGAAATATTGGAATTTCATCAAAACGCAAGGCTGTAAATTGGGTGGTTTTCTTCCTTTTAATGACGCGGCAAAGATCAAAAGCATATTTGATAACGGAATCACGTTCTGGCATGTCAATGATGGGGTTGTTCAGGTTGGCAACTACTCGTTTGACAATTCGCCAAGCGTAAAAGGATTCAGAGAGGATGTGGTAGGAAATGGCGAGGAACAGGAACAAGCTACGTGATATCGCCAATTGGTCAAACGCCTGGACGTTCGACCGCGTCCAGAATATGATTGAATTACTGGCCGTCAATTCATTCATCTATGAGAATGCACCGGATACATTTAATCCGTATTTCTTTGAACGAAAGCTGTTCTATGATGGATTCGCATGGCTATTCAAGGATGGGGATATGATTCTCGGTCTTGGGGGGTCCCGGAAAGATTATGACGTGTATGGTTGGCCGACATCCGGTAAGGCGATTGGTTTTCATGGCTATAATTTCAACGTCACACCGGATAATGGAGTATGCTGTTATGATCTATCGAAACGCGGTCTTTCGACATATGGTCTATTGATGGACTACATTCCACGCCTTACTGATCTATATCGTACCATGGATGTGAACATTCACGCACAGAAAACTCCAGTCATTGTGGTGACGGACAAGGAAAACGAGTTGACTGTTAGAAATGCAGTCGATCAAATTGATTCCAATATGAGCGTGATTGTGGGTGTGGAGGGGATCCTTGACATGAAGCAATTTGATGTACTGAATACCAACGCGCCTTATGTGGTAGACAAGCTTCAGATTCAGTCGCATCAATATTGGAATGATATCTTTACCATTCTCGGTATCGAAAACGGTGATAAAGATAAGAAAGAAAGAATGGTAGTGGATGAGGTCAATTCCAATACACAGCCGATTGAAATCTATAGAAATGCCCGTTTACAGCCAAGAGAACGAATGCTTGAGAGGTTTAATAAGCTTGCGGGTACGAATATTCAGGTTCGGTTCAATTCTAAAATTCTTTCCAGCATTACCAATGCAGATGAATATTATATTTCAGGACAGCCTGAGCAGTCGAAGGGAGGTAGTGACGATGTTCCTTCAAAAGATGAGTAGAGCAACGTTCACAATGCAGGTTTCCGACATTATCCGGTACTATAATCCAGATGAACCGGATATGTGGAAACAGATTACCAAAGCAGTTCCCTATATTTTCAGAGACTTCCCGATATGGAACGAGTCTTATCGGCAAACACTTTGTGAAAAGATTCTTCAATATTATTATGAATATGAAATCGGGTTTCAAACCGTGCAGAGCTGGATCTTTCATCTTAACGAGAATTTGAACAGAATCATGCCCTATTATAACGCGTTGGCTCTGACTCAATTATCAGAAATTTCTGATATCTCTATTGAGGACCTGATCAATGATACCGATTTCACGGATATATTCAATCGAAAGTACTATGAAACAAGGGACGACAAGGGAAATACCAAGGAAGAGGGAACGTCCTCAAGTGAATTCTCTAACACCGGAAAGGTGGAGGGAACCTCCTCTTCAGAAGCACAGTCTACTTCCTCTAATGATTTCAACGGTTTCAAGCTTCATTCTGATGAACCGCAAGTAAATTTTGCATCGGGAACCTACGCGAGGGACTACGCCTCTATGCTGGACGAGGAGGAGAATAATTCTAATTCAAATTCCAGCGGTACGACTTCTGGAACGGATAACACGGATACAACATCAAGCGGTTCTGATTCTGGAACTTCCAGTAAGAACACGGACACGACAGCAAACCGAAAGACAGATGGGAACGTGGATGAATGGAGAAAGGTGCAGGGAAGACGTGGGTTCTTTACGATCCCTTCGGTACTTGCAGAAGCACAGAAAATCATATATAATATTGATAGCATGATAACCATGGATCTTAAAAAGAATTTCATGGGACTCATTGTATAAAGAAGTTCGCGTTGCGAACTTCGCAAGATTTGCCGAAGTTAGAAACTTCTGCAAACTTGCAGAAAGGAGAAAAAATATGGACGGATACGACAAGAATGGTCTTACACCTTTTAGAGCATGGTGCTTTAAGAACTGGCCCTATCTCATTTCTGATGATATGACAGAACTTGAATTACTCTATGCCATTTTAGGGAAATTCAAGGAAGTTCTTGAAGAATGGGAACAGATGAAGGTAGATTGGGGAGAGTTTCAGACTACCATCAATGAAGCGATTTCTCAGATGAAGCAGGAAATTGCAGAGTTTGAAGCGAAAATTAATCAAGATATCACAAATATTGAAAATGAGTGGTCAGAGTTTGAAACAAAAATCAATAATATTGTAGATGGGATACCGGATACAATTAAGGAACAGATTGCCTATCTTCTTCCGTATGAAGTCTCTAAACAGCTTCCAGGACTTATCTCTACTAAATTACCGCCAATTGTAGATGATTCTGTGAGAGATGCTATAAGTACCAAAATTGGTACATTGACACCGAATTTTGTTTCTGTAATAGGACCGGATGGGAAGATTACTTCAAGTTCTAACATTTCAAATACTGAACTCGATCAGCTCGATGGAGTCAGAAGTAATATACAGGATCAGATTGACTCGTTACGAGGTGGGGGTGTTCCTATGTTTAAAAACCTAATTGACGTTGTAGCAACAGGGATCGATAATACCGGGTCTGAGAACGTGGGATCTGCTCTGAATAATCTGTTCACAGAAAATCCGGGTAAAAGCTTCTACTTTAGAAATGGTACCTATAATATTGAAACAATGCTTACCATTCGTGGTGGAATTGAAATCATATTGCAAGAAAATGCAATTCTAAAGGCCGTTGCGGAAATGCCAATGATGGTATTCTTCCAGACAGTAGATAACAAACGTTATGATGAGCGTATTCACTGGACAGGCGGACAAATCAACGGAAATAACCTTGCCGTAAATTGTGTGAATATTCAGGTTGCACAGGTTTTGACACTGTTTGAAAATACGTTTGCATACGGTTCTACTGGTAACGTGATTGTAACAACAGAGAACGCTGCAACTACTATAGGAAATTTGGTCATGAATAATGTTCATGCATGGGCAGGACCTACCATTGCTGGTAATAATAAGGAATGTTTTGAAGTCAATACAGCAGATGGAAGACTGTTCCAGTGTAATGCATCTGGCGGTAAAATCGGTTTTCATTTCTGGAAAGGCGGAAATGAAGTTATTGACTGTGAGTCACTGTCAGCAGGAGCAGATGCTTCCGGGGAAAATGTAACAATTGCAGGTACAATTGGTTACTATAATCAAAACGGTCAAAACCTGTTTTTTGGGTGTTCAAACGATACAAGGGAAACAGGATGGTTGATTGATGCCGGAGTGGTAACAATCGATGCTTGTCGATCTACTTATTGGACTTCAGAAGGTTCTGATAAATGTATTGTTATACATTCTAAACAAACATTCGGATTGTGGTCTACACTAACAGTAGTCAATTGTGCTTTCGATATACCAAGAGCAAATGAAGATGCTTGTATTGTACTTGACAATTGGACTCCATTAGACTTAGATTTCATTCGTTTTGCAAATAATAAATATTCTGGTAACATGATGGTTCCAATCGGAGAAAATCAGGATTTTTATTTCTTCAGTAAAGATAAAACTGTAATGAGAAGTACGTCTACATTACGCCAAGATGTTTGGCAGGTAATGGGTCAGATTAAGGTAATCGGTACATTTAATATTAATTTCTCAATCGCTGGGGCTACATACCTGATAACCGGAACAGAGCAAGATGGAGGATTAAACTGGATTAATGCTTTCTCCTTCGCTCCGAATGAATACATTTCACTGGGATACGCATTTTGGGAAGGTGATTTATATATGCTGTATAAATCTTCAAATGATGTCACAAATCTATCTTTTGCAGCTATATTTAACGGATGCGGTATGATTTCCGATTCACACGCAAACGCGACTTTCGCAAGAAGTTGGGAAAAGATAGGCGGTGGTCTTCCTACTCCTACAAATATCACAATCACAAAATTAGGAGGTAACTAAAATGGCAAGTATTCAGAAATTTGAATCTATTAAAGGTAACATCTTCTATGTAACTATGTTCGATGGGGAAACGGTAACGCTTCCTCATCAGAACATTCAGAATAATACCATTGCTCTCATCCGGGGGAATGGCGTTGTTGCTTTGTCATCTGGGGAGATTACTATTCATGGGTCTGCTTCCTTCCTATTTTATAACAACAAATGGAACTATGTCACACCGGAAGTGACGCGGGAAAGACTGGCTGGTGTAGTAGAAAAGCTAAATCAGGCCATTGAAACTCTATCTGAAGAACTGGGTGCTGAGATTGATAGAATTGATGGTGAAATTACAGAAATCCAGAGCGATTTGGAAGAACTGAATCCTCTGAAACCTCAGGAGTATGTGCTGCAAATCGTACCGGAAACGGGGCTGGAAATGTTAAGTTATCAGACGTATAGAGTGGGAAAGGTGGTTTTTATATTTGTATTAGCTCAAAACAATACCGATAACGTAATTACAATAGATGCAAACGAGAATATGTTTCAATTAGTTGGTGGAGAGCTAAAAATCGGCTTTGGCAGACTGGATGTCGCAAATAATAATACTACACTCAAGGCAACCGGCACTAATTTTATTGGACCAACTTTCACACTCAATATGCAACCCAACACGAGTAGTTCAATTTATGGCTTCCTATTCACAAATTAAGGGGTGATAATATGGCAAAAATAGATTTAGGGCAAGTGGTAGGGGCGCAGGTGCGCAAGGACCTCAAGGACCTAAGGGAGATACCGGGGCACAAGGGCCTAAAGGAGATACTGGAGCTACTGGAGCAAAAGGCGCAACAGGTTCTCAGGGACCGGCGGGAACAACTCCTACAATCGGTTCTAATGGGAACTGGTATTTAGGATCCAGCGATACTGGTAAACCATCTCGCGGAGCAACAGGACCACAAGGCCCCCAAGGTGAAAAGGGTGCAACAGGTGCGCAAGGACCTCAAGGACCGCAAGGACCGGCTGGAAGTGCAAATATCTCTACATTATACGTAAAAGCCTCTACCAAAAAGAATCTTGTCCTACTAGGTGATGACGTATTCAGGCAGAGTGCTTTTACTACATTATTCCAAAATATGAATTATAATGTAAGTAATTACTCTGCCGCAGACGCCACATATACAAGTAATGTAATTAGAAACCAAGCCACAAGCTCAAGGCTTCAAAACGCAGATGTAATTATTGTTTCAGGTGGTATTAATGACTACAGAACGAATAAAACACTAGGTAATATTGATAGTGGAGTAATGAATAACTTCTCTACAACTATATTAGGAATAACTAATGTAGTAAGAACTACTGCAAGAATATATGTTATGTTACCATACTTAATATTTGAAGGCTTTGTAAATAATTCTGCATCTACGCCATGGAATATAGATGATTTGAATAAGGAAATTATGAATACATATTTTAATTATCATTCACAAACTTATCAGCAGAGGGCATTTATTGCTTTACCTACTTACCAATATTTTAATGCATGTGATCCTGATTCAAAGAAGTACACTGTGAATAATGCTGGTTTATGGCCTACGTCTGAAGCAATAAATACTTTCTTTAAAGAAATGTTTTATGCTTATATTCCACCC